GAAAAAGAGATGGTTCCTACGAATGTGCCTATGATGAATGTGGCACTATCTGGTTCTGTTGATGGTGGACTATCTTCAGGTCTAACAGTTCTTGCAGGACCATCTAAGCATTTTAAAACATCCTTTGCTCTGATGATGGCTTCATCATATCTAAAAGCAAAGCCCAATGCTGTGATGATTTTTTATGACTCAGAGTTTGGTTCACCTCAGGCATACTTTGATCAGTTTGATGTGGATACAAGTCGTGTGCTGCATGTACCTATTACCAATGTGGAAGAGTTGAAGTTTGATCTAGTTGCTCAGTTAGAGGGTCTTGATCGTGATGATGAGGTTATTATTATTATCGACTCTATTGGTAACTTAGCATCTAAAAAAGAACTAGAAGATGCAAAAGATGAGAAGTCAGTTGCAGACATGTCACGTGCCAAAGCATTTAAAAGCTTGTTCCGCATGACTACGCCATACTTGACGATGAAAAATATTCCAATGATTGCAATCAATCATACTTATAAAGAGATTGGGCTGTTTCCAAAAGATGTTGTATCTGGTGGTACAGGTATCTACTATAGTGCAGATAACATTTGGATTATTGGTAGACAGCAAGATAAAAAAGGAACTGAAATACAAGGATATCATTTTGTTATCAACGTGGATAAAAGTAGATTTGTTAAAGAGAAGTCAAAGATTCCTATCACTGTGTCTTGGGATGGTGGTGTCAAACATTATTCTGGCCTTCTCGATTGTGCTCTTGCTGGTGGTTATGCTACTAAGCCTTCCAATGGCTGGTATGCTGTGGTTGATCAGAAAACTGGAGAGCTTGGACCTAAGGTACGGTACGATGCCACTCTTGATGAATCTTTCTGGAATCCAATCTTTGCTGAAACAGATTTTAAAGATTTCTTAAAGAAGCAATATCAGATTGGACATAAGCCAGTTGTGGACATGGATGAGATTGTTGTTGAGGAAGTAGTATAGTGAAACAAGATGAAGATTATGAACTAATCCCAGGAGAAAATGATCACTGGAATATTAGAATTAAAAGTGGATATTACATAGAAACAGTATTTAATTTTGGTGAACTTAAGGTCGGAGAAGATGGTGAGACACTAACATTTACGTCAGATGTTGTGTATGACGTTCTTGGTGAGTGGTGGAAACCTCATGAAGATATTGATTGGCACCACACTACAGGAGAAATACTGTATGACATACTAGAACAACAGGTAGCTAAGACTGAAGATGAACAAACGGATTAACACTAAAAACCCTTTTTCATACCGTGGTGATCTTCCGCTCAAAGGCATTAATGGACAAGCCTTTGAGCATTTCCATGTTGATGCTGATATGTCAAGGATTGATGAAGAAGTCTGTAGAGCATTAGCCAAAGCTGATTTAGACTTTATACCAAATGTATATGGTGATAAGCCGCCAGATTTTCCTGAAGAAAAGAATAGGCCACCTCTTGAAGATCCGACTATACCTAATCAGGAAGGCATGAGCACTCAAGAAACTAGAAAGTATCGTATCTTTAAAAGAAAGATTGATATACCTTGGGCATGGGCTATTCCATTAAAGCCTAATAGGTTTAAAACAAGAGATCAGGATATTACTCCTTGGGCAAGTATTGCAGATCAAACGCCTTACACCAAGCACGTGATTGAAAATAAAATGCCTTTTAGTGAAGTTGGTAGGGTTATGATATACGGATCATGGGCAGGGTCTTCTGTTCCATGTCACATCGATGAACCTGATGGTCCGTATAAACTTCATATCAACTTTAATCCGGGTCATTATAGACCTGTTTATGTATGGAATCCGATTACTAAAAAGAAAATATATAAACCTAAAGATTATATTTTCTACACATTTAATATATTAGACTATCATGGGGTTGACGCTGTGCCACATTTTAGTTATACTATTAGAGTCGATGGTAAATCAAAATAATGGTTAGAGTATGATAAATTTAGAACAAACTATATTACGTCACTTATTAATAGAGGAACCTTACATGCGTAAGGTTCTTCCTTTTATAAAACCAGAATATTTTCAAGGAGTATACAATCAACTATTTAAGCAGATTGCGAAGTATGTGGCTAAGTATAATAAGCTTCCTACTCAAGAAAGCTTGAAGATTGATATTGATCAGAGTGAGAAGTTTAATGATGATCAATATACTGCTGTACTTGAAATACTTCCAATCATCTTTGATAAAGAAACTGCCAAGGCCAATGACAAGTGGTTAGAAGATACTACTGAGAAGTGGTGTCAGGATAGAGCGATACATAATGCTATCATGGAGTCTATCTCCATTATTGATGGTAAGCATAAGGATCTTACCAAGAACGCACTCCCTGATCTATTGACTAAAGCCTTGGCAGTTTCTTTTGATGCGAACATTGGACACGATTATGTGGACAATGTTTCTGATCGTTATGATTTTTATCATGAGCAAGAAGAACGCATTCCATTTGACTTAGAGTATTTCAATAAGATTACTAAAGGTGGATTGCCTAACAAAACACTGAATGTTGCACTAGCAGGTACAGGTGTTGGTAAATCTTTGTTCATGTGTCATGTTGCTGCTGATGCTATGACACAAGGTCGCAATGTGCTATATATTACAATGGAAATGGCAGAAGAACGTATTGCTGAACGCATTGATGCAAACCTATTAGACATACCTCTTGATCAACTAGAAACTCTATCAAAAGAAATGCTGATAGACAAAGTACATAATATTGCAGGTAAAAATAATGGCAAACTTATTGTAAAAGAATATCCAACAGGTTCAGCACATACAGGTCACTTCAGAGCATTACTAAATGAGCTTAAGTTGAAAAGAGACTTTGTACCTGAGATGATCTTCATTGACTATCTCAACATATGTGCATCTAGTCGAATGAAAGGCATGGGGGGATCGATTAATTCGTACACTTATATTAAGGCTATTGCAGAAGAACTACGTGGACTCGCAGTCGAGTTCGAAGTACCGATTATCACTGCAACGCAAACGACTCGTAGTGGTTACTCTAACTCAGATGTTGGGCTTGAAGACACGAGCGAGTCTTTTGGACTACCCGCAACAGCAGACTTAATGTTTGCTTTGATTTCAAGTGAAGAACTAGAGTCACTTGGTCAGATCATGGTAAAGCAACTCAAGAATAGGTACAACGATCCTAGTAGCAATAAAAGGTTTGTAGTTGGTGTTGATAGGTCAAAGATGAAGCTGTTTGATGTTGATGATGCTGAAGGTGGACTGATAGATGATACAGCAACTTTTGATAAAACAAACACTGCAGAACGATTTAAAGATTTTAAGATGGAGTAAATAATGGCACTAAAAGGTTTAACATTTAAGAAGAAGACTAGTATTGGCAAACGCAACGTGAAGATGTCTTCTATGAATAAAAGTAAAAAGCGTAGTTACAAAAAGAATCGGGGTCAAGGTTAATGAAGGCAAGACTTATATCATATAGTCAACCAGTAAGGCATGTTCACTCAGGTGATCTTGGTATTATGGGTTTGGATAACATTCAAGACTTGATTGCATATTGCGCTAGAGTTTCTAATCCTTCAAATCAGGCGAATACTAAAACTACGCCAAAGTTGTTAGACTATTTGATCAAGTATAAACACTGGTCACCATTCGAAATGGCTTCTATTTGTATTGAAGTTGAAACTACACGTGATATTGCTAGACAGTTTTTGCGGCACCGTTCATTTTCATTTCAAGAGTTTTCTCAAAGATACGCTGATATTAGAGACCTAGATAATAGTGTTGTAATCAGAAAGGCAAGATTACAAGACCCTAAAAATAGACAGGCCAGTGTTATCACGGACGATACTAGCTTACATATTGCTTGGGAACAACATCAACGCAACGTATGGAATTCTGCCATGCAAGCATATGAGTGGGCAATCAAAAATGGAATCGCAAAAGAACAAGCAAGATCGGTACTACCAGAAGGTAATACGATCAGTAGGTTATATGTTAATGGTACTGTTCGCTCCTGGATACATTATGTCGAGTTACGTTCAGCTAATGGGACTCAAAAGGAACACGCAGACTTGGCGGTGGAAATTGCCAGAGGAATAAGTGATATATATCCAAAAGTAATGGAGTTCGTAGATGACGGAACTGGTTCTGCGTAATAAAAATATACTTGATCATTTAGAGTATGTAAAATCAACTATCGTTAAGAACCAAGATGTTTTTAACGATAGTAATGCTTTATACTCTCCATCTGATGCAATAACTGATGGTGAAAAATATTTATCTTTAGATTATCTTAAAAAGCACATGAGTAATCCTGAGGGCGCAAATCATCCTATGGAGCATTATTCCAATCCAGTTGAACACGCCCATATAAAAAACCCTGATAATAAAGAGTTAGAAAACATTTTCAAGTTTTCAAGAGTCGAACTTATACAAGAACTTGGTGCAAATGATAATGCAGTTTTTCTATACTATCCTAAAGGGGGCTTTGTTGGTTGGCACACGAATGAAGCCAACTCAGGATATCAGTTTATATTTTCTTGGTCTGAAAAAGGTGATGGCTATTTTCAATATTATGATAAGAAAACTCAAAAGGTTATAAGAATAGAAGACAAGGCAGGATGGCAAGCTAGATACTATCACTTTGGTAAAGATGAGCCTGATCATTGTTGGCACTCTGCCTACACTAATGTACCACGTATTACTATTTGTGTTCTCTTTAGATGGTGGGATAAGCCACATTTAAAAGATCAAATCTTGGCTATGAAAGATCACCTAATAGAGGAAATAGAATCGGAGATTTAAATGGGCAAAAAACTTTCGACATATTATCATGATAATGAAGAAGAATATTGCGAAATACATATTGACTTAAAAGAAGAACTATTGTATATTAAGTACTATAAGAGTGATTCTGCTAAGTGGTTTCATCAAGAATATTTCTATGGTAAGTCTATGAGATATGTTGAAGATGCTGCTGAGAATTGGGCTTTAGGTATAAAACAAATAGATCCACAGTATGAAGGAACTTTACTTTGACAGATATGGTAAACTCGCCATTGCACTATGCTAGTACTGATATTGAAGCGATTGATGCTATTGAAGCTATGACAAAAAATATGTCAGGAGCTATTGCGCCACACGCTGCAAATGTTCTAAAATATGTGTGGCGTTGTGAACGTAAGAACGGCCTTGAGGATATTGACAAGGCACTTTGGTATTTAAACAGAATGAGAGATAGGTGGGTAGAGACACATCCATGACTAATGTATTTAAAGATATTGACACGTTCCAAGAGGCATGTGATCAACAACCATCAGCCGAAAACTACAAGATGTATTTGACTCTGATTGATGAAGAGATGGATGAGTTATTAGAAGCTGTTGCTGCTGATGATAAAGTCGAACAGCTTGATGCTTTGATTGATATCCTTGTTGTTACCATTGGTGCTATTAGGGCAGGTGGCATGAATGGTGAGGGCGCATGGAAAGAAGTTATGGATACAAACTTTGCAAAGATTGATGAAGAAACTGGCAAGGTACGTAAACGTGAAGATGGTAAGGTTCTCAAACCTGAGGGTTGGAAGGAGCCACAACTTAAAGAGTTCTTATATTGGACTTAGAAATAGAGGGGGTTGACAACCCTCTTTTTTTATGCTAGTTTGATTCTGTAACATGAAAGGTTTATATTATGATTCTACTTGATGCTAAGAGTTTTGAAGATCGTTGTGACATTCTACTAGAGAGTCGTGGTATCTCAGGCCATACGGCTGCAGATCGTTTTTGTTCTGATTTTAAAGCATACATGTTTTACTTCCACTACAAGAGTATAGGTGATGCAAACCATACAATGAGTCTGCTAGAAAATGATGACAATCTTACAGATTCAAATATACTGAATACAAACTTTCGTTGTTCACTAAATGCTCTAATCAGTGGACCTTTACGGTGTGATCCTTTGTTCATGGCTATATTCCCTATTCTTATGGACAACAACGGTAAAGGTATTGGTGCTGCAGAACTAGCATTACCTCTTATCTTTAGTGACTATCGTTTTGCAAACAAGAGTGATGGTGTTTTTGGTGAAGACAATAAAGTTGAAATCAAAAAGAATGGTGCTAGTCTGAAGCCTGTCAAGTCAGGTGTCACTGACAAGGGTTTGGTGGATACGCTAAATAAAAAGTATTTCAACGGAACTCAACCTGGTATGCGTGATAAGAAAAAGTTTGCAGCCCATATCGCTCAAGTAAAAGATAGTTCAGTCTATGCTGATTACTTTGCAGAACTTTATGTCGGTTGTGACACTACTGAACTTGCGGCCCATGTACAAGTGTGCTATGATGATCCAGAAGCTTTCAACACTGCAGTTGGTGAGTTTTGACCACAACAAGTTAGAGATTGTGAACATTGCTGATACTTCAGATGTTTCAAAGTTAGGGCTAAAGTTTACTCCTAAGTTTGTGCGGAAAGGTGATACACAAGCTATTGCAGATGGTTATGTTAACGTAAGGATTTAATATGAAGCCACTATACATGTGGGCAGGGGGTAAGAACAAGATGATCCCCAAGTACCTAGAAACACCTAATATTCCTAAGACGGGCTACGACACTTTTGTCGAGCCTTTCTTTGGTGGTGGGGCTATGACTATATGGATATATAAAAACTGTCCTGATGTTAAGAGATTTGTAATCAATGATGTCAAGCATGAGATCATGGGGATATACAAGGCAATCAAAGAAGACTGTGAGTTGTTCTTAAAACGAATGGATGAACTTAGTGCTTTATACCTACCTTTGGACAAGGCAGGACGTAAAGCTTTCTACTATGATCTTAGAACAGAATATACTACAGATTGGACAAAGTGGTCGTACACGGTAGAATCTGCTACGCTATACTTTCTTATGAAAACTGCATTTAATGGTATCTGGCAGAGCACACAAGCCGCACAGGGAAGGTTTGCTACTCCTTGTGGGTTACTCAATCAAAAAGACACTGTATATGATAAAGATAATGTACTAGAGTGGAACAAGTTTCTTCAGTTGGCAGATCTATATCATACTGATTGGCGTAGTGCATGTGCAAACATTAGAGGCAGAGCATTCTACTTTATGGACCCACCCTACAGAGATAGCTTTACTTCCTATGGTGGAGTCTTCAATGATATAGAGCATACAAAACTGATAGACTTCTGTAAGCAAAAAGATAAACAAGGTGATCTTGTATTCTATTGTAACAGAGATGACTCAGGTGATGGTTTCTTTGATGCCAACAAAGGTTCGTTATCAACTCAAAACTACGATATAAAATACACTGCAGGTAGACGTAAGACTAATGATGATGGTACTAAGAGTGCCAAAGCAGCTAAATAGATTTTACTATATAGTTCTAGGTTAGCACCAATAACATTATGTTAGGAAATCTATATGTATACAGTAGAGATGGATCTAGATGAAATAGAGATTACTGTATTAGATGATACAGGACGGTGCGAAGATGTTAAAGTTTTCTCATATGATGACACTGTTTACATAAGACAGTTCAATGAAAAGAGAAATAAGTGGGATTTAATCGTAATGACTCCTGAGATGTATGCAGAGCTTATGGAAGCTTGGCAATCTCCCGAAGGATCATTTGTTACTAATCTAAGTAGAGATTTCTAGTTACCATCTACCTTGGGATAGACCTAACCAATATACAAAACCGCCCATTACAGATACAGCCAAAAGTGTCAATAAGATACCGACAATCCAAGCAATAATATTCTCTTTCATCTCTTGGGCAGCATACACAGCTTCTTTTTGTTGTTTCCTCATTACACCTTCCAAATGTACTATTTCTTTCCATGCAGATGGTCCATAGACAGCCGATATATAACTCTTGAGTTCATCACGCATTTCGTCTGCTTTTTTCTTGTGCATCCAGGTTTCGACAGCATTGGCTTGTACTCCACCACCTAATGCTTTGTACCATTTAGGCTTATCAGCCTTTTGACTTGCGTAATCCAAATCACTTATTGCCTTGCCCCATTGACCTAGCTGACCCGCCATATCTTGAATATCTTTGCCTGTGGCAATCATTGTCTTGATGGAATTAAATGCACCTGTGGCTAAACCGATAGCCGTTACTGGATCTATCATACTCGTTCTCCTATTCCTTCAAACCTATTTATAAAAAAGAGGCTTGACATCAAGATAAAAATGTCGTATAGTGATTCTATGATGAGAACAGTACACTACGTAGGTTTCAGAGGTGATGAGTATGCGAGAGCGCATAGGATCTTTGGTGGACCTGTAATGATACACAGAGACTATGATGATAGAGTTTTCTCCGAAGTCGGAGATAGTGACGTAGTTATCTTTGGTCCAATATACAAGTATTGCCCCTATGTGTGGGATGCAAGTGCTGTAGATAAGGAGTACACACATTGAACCATCTAACTAAACAACAGCAGGAAACTGCAGTGATTGCCATGGAAGAAATGGCAGAGTTAACTCAGGTGTTATCCAAACTTATTAGGTTTGGGTACACCGCAGATAAAGCAGAGCATCTTGTCCAAGAGATGGGTGATGTTCGTCTGATGATTCAGTTGTTGCATGATACATTTGGAGTATTGACTAGTAGCACGGATGATGCTATGATGCGCAAACAAAACAAACTAATGGCATGGAGTAGTCTATATGAGTAATCAACGTTCAGGTAAGTGGAAACCAGCAGCTATGTCTGATGGTAACAATGACATGAAGTTACGCAACTTCTTTCGTGCAGCGGCAAAGGTTGTAGAAGAAGACACTGATGCACAGTTCTTCTTTGAGCAAATCGTAGAGCATATTAATGATGGTGGTAATCTGTTTACGGATGACCCTGTATCCATCCGTAGGATCTTGGGTGCTTAGTCTCCTTTAGTAGCCTTACCTTTTGAGTATGCCTGTGCGCCGAAGAACGCAGCTACCAAACCTGCAATAGCAACAAAGTAAGTCGGGGCAATATCTCCGACTATTTTTGCAGCACTTTCAATGCCTAGCACAGATGTAATCATGATGAGTACAGGGTACAGAAGCATGCCCCACAGAGCGAACCATGCCATAGATCTAATCTGATCTTCCTTGGCATCTTCATTCTCTTGCATCTTCTTTTTGTGTTCCCACTCTGCTATTTCTTTGGCACGTGCCATTTCCTCATCAGTGATAACTCCATCCCCATCTGCATCTAGATGAGCATAGATACTATCAGCTTGCATCACTTTAGCTTCTTGTTTTTTAGACTCTTTAGTTGCCATTTCTACTCCAAATGTGTTTTTATCAGCCATCGTTATACGGCTCTTCTTCTAACATATAAACATCATCAGAGTTACCGCCAGTGATTGCATTTCCAAACTCTGCAGCAGCCCAAGTCATTACTAGGATTGCTAACAAACCAATAAAGACCCACTTCATTTTCATATCATCCACGATCATTTTAATGCCGATCATTTCATTTCCCAGAACTCTAAACTGCAGTTCCATTTTACCCTCAGGGGTATCTTCATCTCTAACTACATTAGGTAATTTTTCTTCAGCCATTTCATTCTCCTACATATTTTTATTATTTATAAAAAAAGGCTCTTGACATTAGGATAAATATGAAGTATAGTAGATTCGTAATGAGCAGAAAAACAAACATAATAAGCGGATTAATGTCCATGGCAGTATTGACAGGTGTTGTTGCTGCAGCTATCATGAGCGCACCCATTGTAGATGTTAAAGAGCATGAATGTCTTGCTTTGAACGTCTATCATGAATCTAGAGGTGAACGTGTAGAAGGTCAGATAGCTGTTGCTCAAGTCACAATAAATCGTGTAAAGCATGAAGAGTGGCCCTCTTCTATTTGCGAAGTCGTTTACCAACCATACCAGTTTAGTTGGACCCATCTAATCAAAGACCCATCTCCAATAGATCCAAAAGCGTGGAGTGACGCTAAAGTTATTGCTAGAGATGTCATGATAGGCAATGTTGAAGATCCTAGTAAAGGAGCAGTCTTCTATCATGCAAATTGGGTAAACCCTGATTGGGCCAAACAGATGGATCTATCTAAGGTTATTGGTAATCATTTATTTTATACATGGGATGGAGTTTGGGATGACTGATACAGTTCCTATTGAACTGGAATGTTGGATGCTGAAATGGGGTATACTGTCTACAGAAGATAGATATAGTATATACGGTAGCAACGCTGATGTTGTATGGCCTGAGGTCAAAGAAGATTTAACTAAAGTATCACAAGGATGGAAACCAAGTTATGACGGAGAAGAACCACCCTTCTGATATGTTTGTGTCTCCTTGTCAAAGCAAATGTCAACTAGATGCTTTTACAGGTGAGTGTATAGGATGTGGCAGAACTTCAAGAGAGATTGCTACATGGACCAGAATGTCGCACTATGAGCGCATGCAAGTAATGAAGAGGCTTGGCTATGGAAAACGAACTACAACGCAAAATAGAATGGCTAGAGAAGCGGCACGAAGAAACGCACTTAATGGTAGAAAGGATTGAGCAAGATCGTAGGCTTGATCGAAGTACCAAGGCGCAAACTCTCCTTCGACAAGCTAAGAAAGAAAAGCTTAGATTGAAGGATCATATCGCATGGATGAAAAAACTAGAAAAGAAGCTAATCGACTAAACTGGATAGTCAAGGGAATGCTTATCCCTGAATCTGAAAGTGACTTTGTTGTAGAACAAATATATCATTCTTATTTCAAACGAAAATGGGGTAACCATGAGAATGGAGTTCACGAAGAAGGTTTTGAAGAAGCGTATGAAGCTAGAAGAGCGGAAAAGGGGTAAGTGGGTTCTCTTTGATGCCAATGGTAAGATTGTTGTCATAACAACTGATAAAAATATCATAAAGCGTATTATATCTAAATAGCAGCGCAAGGGGGTAAAAACCTTGCGTTTTTTAGTGTGAGTGATGGGGTAAATCCATCAAACAATAAAGGAGAACTATATGGAACTGCTCACAATGTGGAGTCTTATCGGATTCCTGCTTGCTGCATATGCAGTTATAGCAAACGATTCAGTGCAGACTCTTGGCACATGGATGGCATCAAACAATGAGAGATTTAACTATAAAGTATTATGGGGAGCCGCAAGCGCAGTACTGCTTGCAACCTTGTGGTATGGCTGGAGTGTAAATGGTGGAGACATCAGTTACGGCAGACTAAACAAAATTCCCTGGCAAGAAGTACAATGGTATCACGCCGCCGCACCTGCAATCTTGGTTGCACTAACAAGGCTTGGTGTTCCTGTGTCAACTTCATTCTTGGTGTTATCAGTATTTGCGTCAACCTTTGTGTTGGAAAAAATGTTGATGAAATCAATCATGGGTTATGGTGTTGCAGCCGCATTTGCATATGCTGTATGGTTTGCAATACACAAATACTTTGGACAATGGTATGATGAAACAAAACCTGTAACAGAAAGCAACAAGAACTATTGGCGTATTGCTCAGTGGGTTGCAACAGGTGGATTGTGGTGGACATGGCTATCGCATGATATTGCTAACATTGCAGTGTTCTTGCCACGTATAGTACCAGTTGATTTGATGATAATGATTTCTGTGGTATTTGTAGCAGGATTATTCTTCATGTTCAGAGAACGTGGTGGTAAGATCCAACAGATTGTATTAGAGAAACACAACACACGTTATGTGCGTAGTGCGACACTGATTGACTTGTTCTATTGGCTATGCCTGTACTTCTTCAAAGAGCTTAATGATATTCCTATGTCTACTACTTGGGTCTTTGTTGGTTTACTTGCGGGGCGTGAACTTGCAATGGCAACTTACTTTGGTAAGAAGAAAACAAAGAGTGTGTTTCCATTAGTCGCAAAAGACTTTGGTAAGATGATGGTTGGATTAGGCGCAAGTGTTGCACTAGTGCTCATGATCCATTATATGATTGTACCTGCAGGTCTGTGACATAATAGCCACATAAAATAATAAGTAAAAAGGGGGGTTGACTATACTCCCCTTTTTTGATATAAGTATATCTGTAAACGTTGAAGCAACGTGAACACATACTGGACTTGGGGGCAGTACCCAACGCTTCCACCATAAGCACATTGAGGAATTTATGAAGTATAAAATGGTTGTTAAAGCAGGTGATAAAATCTTTGTTAAGGCAAGAAGCAAAAATAAAGAACACCTAGAAAATAAAGCAATCGCTTTAACTAAAAAGAAACCATATATGACTGTATATGTAGTATCAGAAGATACAAGAATATAATGTGCTTATGCTGGGAGCGAACTAGGATCGACAGGTGTGAAAATGAAGTGGAGTTTACCGTGGTGACTGACGATATTAGGTCAACAAACTAAATGCAAACGATAACTTTGCACCATCTGGTTACGCACTAGCTGCATAACACAGGGGGTTGGCTACTTACCTAGCAACAGAAAAGTAGCAGATTAACAACTAAGGGAACGAAACATATGGAAATTCTAACAAAGGTAAAATCGTGGGCAAGCAATCTCGCTGATGTGGGTATCAGTATTGCAGCTTTGATGATCGTAGTAGAAGTACTAGGTCTTGGGGCTATCCCCTTTTTCCCTGAAACAAGTGTAGTCGCTAACGTAAGCGGTATGCTTGGTACTCTAGGCGCTGAAGGTCTAATGGGCTTGATCGCTATTTGGGTTCTATATGCAATCTGGAACAGATCACAAACTTAAAATAAGGAAAGAAAAATAATGAAAATTGCAGCAATCACAGCAGCAGCACTATTAGCAGCAACATCAGTCTCAGCAAATGAGATTGGCGCAACAGGCATCACTTGGGGTGTAGAGACAGAAGCAGCATTCACAATCAATGATGCGGCTGGTAATTCAGTAGAAGATTTCGGTGTAAAGATTACTCCTGAAATCGGATATACAATGTTCGGTATCGGTCTTACTGCTGATATGGATCTGCCTGTGTATAATAACGAAGAGTTCAAGTTGGACACAGCGTTTGATAACCCAAAAATTAATCTTGGAGCATCTTACGAACTGTTTGGTGGGCTTTCGTTGTTCGGTGAAACAACATGGGATGTGGACGCATCTGATACGGTAAGCTCAAAAGTAGGTGCTACCTTCGCCTTTTAATATGCTATATACTTAGGGTCACTACTTAATAAGTGCGTGAGGGGCCATGGTTAGCCCCTCTTTTCAATTTAGAGGTATATGATGCACATAGAAGTACTAGAAGAAATAGACCATAAAAAGATTTTAGAAGAAGCCAACACAATCAAGGTAATGTTGGAAAAGGGATGGGCTAATATTGGTCAAGTAGGAATCCAAGGACACAAGCCAAACCTAGATCCTATGACTGAATACAAATCTTCTATTGGTAGGGTAAGCAAGTTGCAATACCCTGAAACTTACTTCAAATACTCTTTGTTCGAGATCCCAACAATAAACAGATTGATGGAAAAGTATGGGATGTTACGCACAAGGATTATGCAGAGCACCCCTAAGACTTGTTTATCATTTCATCAAGATATGAGTAAGCGCATACACATACCTCTCATTACCAGTGATGATTGTATGATGATAATAGAAGATAGGATTTATAACCTTGAAGTCGGGAAAGTATATTTAACAAACACAACTCTACGTCATACTGCAGTGAATGCATCTATGAACCCTAGAGTTCATATAGTAGGATGTGTTTACAGCTAGGAGATTATTATGCTAAAAAAAGTATTGTTAGCGTTAGGGCTAATGACAACAACCGCAAATGCGGATATGATACAGATACAGGTTCCTTGTGATCCATCACCAGTAGTGTATGACTTAATGAGGGTGTATAAGAACGGTTTGCTTCTTCAAGGGCAAGGCACTATCAAATCTGAAAAAGGTGCTACATTCACATCTGCTACACAGATTTTTATCAATCAAGATACAGGAACTATGGCAGTTATTATCTCTTTTCCGAATGGAGATGAGACGCCAATGTCTTGTTTGATAATCGCAGGATCTGAGTTTGAACCTTATGGTGGACCACAACCTTGGGATAAAAAGAAAGAAGACCTCTAATGTGGGTTTTGTTGTTTGTATATCTTTATGATACAATTCCGTATGTAGAAGTACATAGTCAACATACTTCTATGATAAAATGTTTTCAGGCCAGAGAAGCTTTAGGTGCAGAGCTATCAGGATCTCCGGGATACTTTCCTGATGGTCAACAAGCTTTGTGTATCAGAAAAGTATAAATAGCAATAAACATGGAGATTATATAATGCTTAGAATGACTATTATGATACTTGCGTTTGTTGCTGCATGTGCTCCTGCACACGCACAAGAGGCTACTGATGATGTTATCTACACAGATAATACTAATACGAGTACGGTAGACTCTACATCAGACTCAACAACTAAAGTAATCTCTCCACCACCTTCTGCTATCTCTCCTTCTATCAATAGTGCTAACTCTGATCTATGTACTGTTGGCGTATCGGGGGCAGTGCAAACTCAGATACTAGGTTTCTCTACAGGTCAAACCGTAAGAGATATGAACTGTGAAAAACTAAAAAATGCTAAGACTCTTTATGACATGGGCATGAAAGTTGCAGCAGTTTCTGTGATGTGTGGAGATCCTAGAGTATTTGATGCGATGATGAATGCAGGTACTCCTTGTCCATATGATGGCATGGTTGGAGAGGAAGCAAAGGCGGCATGGATTGCCAATAAAGAAAATCAACCTACTGAGGTAGGCGAAAAGAAAGGTCTAGATCTAAGTGAAGACGAAAAGTCAACTCTTTGGGGCAGTGGCGTTGTTGCTGGTCTCTTCTTCTTACTGTTACTCTGACGTAACATATGGAGTGACCAACAACGCAGCAATCAATGGACTATCTTGGTCCATGGGTACAGTGTTGCCCGACTCGTCTGCACCCTATGCAAGTCTTGATATTAATGGATTGACCTATCAATACACTATGGAGAAAGATCCTACTACTGATGCAAAGGTTCATGTGAGAAACGAAGATCCTATAAATGGTGGATATGTTTTTGAAGAGACTGACGATTGGTCGGGAAGACATGGTGCAACTATTCGTAAGTATTTTAGGTTTCCTTGGAGTAGTTCGATGTATTGGGGCGATGGCGAGTTTGCTTTAGAAGGTGAGGGTGAAGTCAAAGACCCTATTATGCTATATAACTATCGATTAGATATCGATGAACAAATGATGAAGTGTATGAACCCTCTTGCAGATCCAAGTTGTCCTGGTTTTGCAGAGGCTTTGACAAAATATTTAGAGAACTTACAGGAGCCTAGTGCTGACGATCCTTTTTATAATGAGTGGGTACAAGCTAACCTTTCTTCAAATGATCAAGCCGAAGAAGATGATTTAGAATCTGAAGATAATAGTGTAGATCAAGAGGAAGAAGAAGGGCAAACACTTGAAGCACGATTAGGTGGTGATACTACAATAGAAAAACTTAATACGAGTAAACAAGATAGTATATTGGCAGAGTTAACATCAGTTACTAACCTGCTTCCATATTATCAGGTGAATATTGACGGTAAAGAGTATAAAGATGTTTTAGTTCTACAAGATAATGTTATATCCGATAACAGAAGAGCGTTGAGTAATTTAGCATCAGATGCTAATCATAGAAAGATGGTTCGCTCACAGTATGATAGAGAACAATAAAGGAATAAGAATAATGTTCAAATCTATTTTAACAATGAGTAGCATGGTACTAATGACTACTGCAGCATTTGCAGAAAGCACTCCGATTGTAGGTAACGTATCATCAAAGTGTACAATCTGGACAGACACTGCAGGTGTTTATGGTAACCCAACTCCTGATAATCTGAGCACCGCTGCAGGTGATGGTGGTGTGCAGCCTGTCATTAGATACGATGTATCTATTGCAGATTACTATACTGCAAAAATATCTTGGCCTAACACATTTTCGTCTAGTCCAAGTCTAGCCGACTCTCTTACATGGGATGGCGAAATAGAAGTGCATAACACTTCAGATGCAGGTATGTCAGGGTATGAAGCAGCAAAGGTAGAGTATGACAATCATACTGAATATGATCTTAGTGTAGCAGGTTCTACGTGGTTTAAAGTCACTTCAACAGTTGACTATGGACAGGGTAAATCGTTGCCCGGTGGTGAATATACTGCAAATGTGACTGCTGAGTGCATTGCAGATTAGAATATGAAGTATTTTATTATTGCTTTGTTATGTGCCTCTGTGGTTAATAGTCATGAGTTTACTCCAACTTATCCTAAGTTCACATCATCTTATGTAGACAATGTTGTGACAACAAGAATGAAGTTGTTTAACAAAAGAAGGGAGATTTTA